TTATCCTGAGCCGGGCATTACCCGCATTGAAGATGGATACCTGTTCGAGCATCACCCACTGTCTCGTCCTGACCTATCAGACCTTATTGGTGTGCCGGGTTACGACGATGACGCTATCCGTACCATCCTAGATGAAGGCGCAGGCCCATCTTGGATTAACGAAGACGTAGAGTTGATTAAGAACGAGGAGGAGCGCAAGTTCTATTCCTACATGCGTCCGACCGATGTGTTTGACGCACTTGAGTTCTGGGGCAAAGTTTCCGGCAAGATGCTCCGTGAGTGGGGATTGACGGAAGAAGAAATCCCTGACGAGGCTCAAGAGTACGATGCTAACGTGTGGATGATTGGTAACTACGTCATCAAGGCTGTATTGAACTATGACCCACTAGGTCAGAAGCCATACGCTAAGACTTCGTTTATCAAGTGCCCCGGTGCGTTCTGGGGTAAAGGTATTCCCGAAATCATCGAAGACTTGCAGAACGTGTGCAACGCTGCTGCTCGTGCGCTGGTGAACAACATGGGTATTGCTTCTGGCCCTCAGGTCGAAGTAAACCTAGAGCGTATTCCTCCGAACGAAGACATCACACAGATGTCACCTTGGAAGATTTGGCAAGTGACCAACGACCCTGTGGGTTCGAGTGCACCTGCTGTACGCTTCACACAACCAGACGATAACGCACAGACCCTTGTGGCTGTGTACGATAAATTTGCACGCTTGGCTGATGACCACTCCGGTATCCCAGCTTACCTTTATGGCAACACGGATGTACAAGGCGCAGGCCGTACATCGTCTGGCCTGTCCATGCTGATGGGCGCTGCTGGTAAGGGTATCCGCCAAGTTGTTGGTCACATCGACGGTGATGTGATTAAACCTATTGTCCAACGTCAGTTCGTATACAACATGCGTTACGACGAGGATGAATCTATTAAGGGCGATGTACAAGTCATCGCCAAAGGCGCAATCAACTTGGCTGTCAAAGAGACTGTCAACGTGCGCCGTATTGAATTTCTTAACGCAACCGCCAATGAAATCGACATGTCGATTCTTGGTAAGGATGGTCGCGCCGCGATTCTTCGTGAAGTGGCTAAAGGGTTGCAGATGTCTGTGGATGAACTCATTCCATCTCGGGATAAACTTGCGTATCAAGGCCGCATAGCAGCGGCTGCTGAACAAACACAAGCTCTAGCTGCCCAACAGCAGCAACCAGCAGGTGCAGCACTTCAGCCTGATGGCACACCCAAAGGTGGCATGGAAGCAAACACAGTCATGAATCGCAGTGGGGGTCAACCGTGATACGTCCTGACCCATCAGTTGTAAAGGCTCTTTCTGTCGCTGTGCGTCAGCATCCAGAACTTCTGGACTGGTTGGCTACATGGCGTATGCACGAGTTGGAACAACTACCATCTGCGATAAACAACGCGGCATTGATGCAGGGGCGATGCCAAGTTTTGGGTGAGATTTACAAACTCGCCAAAGAGTCCCCTGAACTAGCGGCAAAGTCATGATATGACTCGCCGTCTAATCCACGCATACCGATAGGAGCGTTTTACTATGGCACTTCCAGAGCAAATTCGTAAACAGACCGAGGCAGTTCAAGAACTGTATAAGCAACTCAATGGTGATGGAACCAATGGCGAGGAACAAAATTCTTCCGCCGACGGTGGAACTCCGCCCAATAATGACGCTAATACACGCACTCCGACCGCCGACGATGATGCTGGTTCGAACAATGCTGCCCAGTCATCTAGTGTTGAGCACACGAAAGATGATGGAAAAGGCTCAGAGGATAATCTATCTCAGAAATATCGCACTCTCCAAGGCATGTACAACGCCGAAGTTCCTCGCCTGCATGGGCAGAACAAAGAACTTTCAGGTCGTTTGCAGCAGATGGAGCAGTTGTTGGCAACGATTTCTGCGCAACAGTCTTCAAATCGCTCAGGGCAGGCCAGTATTGACCCGCTAGTTACTGAGAAAGACCAAGAGGAATATGGGGAGTCACTAGACGTTATGCGTCGTGTGACACGAGAGGAGTTAATTCCTGTTGCCCAGAAAATTGCACAGCTTGACCGTTTACTTCAGCAATTTCAGACTAACGTAGTGCCACAGGTGAATAACCTTGCACATCGTCAAGCTGCAACTGTCGAACAACAATTTTGGATGGAGTTGACAAACTATATTCCAAACTGGAAAGCTATCAATGAAGACCCAGACTTCCAGTCTTGGCTTCTTGAGACCGACCCGTTGTCTGGTATTAGTCGCCAAACCATTCTTGAGGACGCTCAACGTGGCCTCGATGTGCGCAGAGTAGTTAACTTCTTTAAGTCTTGGCTTGAAATAACTGGACAAGTCACTGCTGCTCAAAACACCCGCCGGAATGTGTCTGCTTCTGAGTTGGAACGCCAAGTTACCCCCGGTAAGGGACGTAGCACAGGTGCACCAGCAGGAACAAACGCCAAGAACTACAGCCCTGATGACATCAAAACTTTTTTCAACGATGTTCGTCAAGGTAAGTACAAAGGACGTGAAGCAGAGCGTGACCGCATCGAACGTGACATTTTCTCTGCACAGAGAGAAGGTCGCATAATTGTTAACGCTTGATTAGAGGAGTAATATCATGGCATTTCCCGTAGCCGCAGGCCGCCCGAACTATTCGGGTAACTTCATTCCAGAGATTTGGTCTGGCAAACTCATCGAGAATTTCTACGACGCCACCGTGCTCGCAGCAATCTCTAACACTAACTACGAAGGTGAAATTCGTAAAATGGGTGACACGGTTAACATCCGTACCACTCCTGAAATCACCATCAAAACTTACGTTAAGGGCCAAACCCTGAGCGTTGAGAATCCTGATAAGCCAAAAATCCAATTGGTTATCGACAAGGGCGAGTACTTTGCCTGTATCGAAGACGACGTGGATAAGGTTCAAGCCGATGTGAACATGATGGACACTTGGTCTAAAGACGCTTCTGAGCGTATGAAGATTAAGATTGACCAACGTGTTTTGACAGATATTCTTCCAAGCATTTCTTCCTTGAACAAAGGTGCATCTGCCGGTCGTATCTCTGGCAACATTGACTTGGGTACATCTGGTTCGGCTATCGCTATTACTAAGACCAACGTCCTTGAATACATCGTAGACATGGGCACTGTTCTTGACGAAGCAAACTGCCCTGAGTCTGAGCGTTTCTTGATTATTCCAGCCAAGATGGCTGGTTACATTAAGAAGTCAGACCTGAAGGATGCTTCTATCACTGGTGACAGCGTTTCTGTGTTGCGTAATGGTCGCTTGGGCATGATTGACCGCTTTACTGTCTATGTAAGCCACAACTTATCTGTGACTTCTGGCAAGTTCAGCATCATTTCTGGTCACAAGATGGGCTTTACTTTTGCTTCACAGATGACTGAGATGGAGTCTTTGCGTGCAGAGTCTACTTTCGGTAACGTCATTCGTGGCTTGCAAGTTTACGGCTACCAAGTTGTTAAACCTGAAGCATTGGCACAAGGTATCGTTACTTTAGCGTAACCAACTGGGGGGCTTCGGCCTCCCGTTTTTAACTTTTTTAGGAGAATTAACATGGCAACATATACCGACTCTCTCGGTTTTAACAAAGGCACAGCCGCTTATCCGGCAAATGACCTTAACAAGTCCGTCCGTGTGGAAATGGTTCTTGATTTCCCCAAAATCATTGCTGCGCGTTCTGCTGCTGGTGCTACTGCACTGGCTGCTTCTGATGTGATGGAAATTATCCCTATCCCTGCTGGCACTATTGTGTCTAACGTAGGTATGGTGGTAACTACCGCCGCTGGCGTAACTAGCACCATCTCTATCGGTGACGGCTCTGCCGCTGCTGGTTACTTGGCTGCTACTTCAGCGAACGCTACTGGTACTTCTGGTGGTGTTCCTGTGTTGTCGTCTGGTGCATTTGCTCCCACTCTGAGTGGTGGTAAGGTGTACGCTGCTGCTGATACTATCGACATCACGCTTGGTACTGCTGTACCAGCCGCTGCTGTTGTGCGTGTCTTCGCATTGTTGACAGACATCAACTAAAAGGCGGGGGGCTAAAAGCCCCCCTTCTTACAATAGGAGAACAATATGTCAAATGTAACGACTGTACATACAGAAGCAACAGGTACTTTAGCTACTGGGCGGCGTCAACTACGTGGGTATCACACAATCAGCGGTGGTACTGCTGGTGATGTTATCTTTCGTGACGGCGGTGCTTCTGGTACTGTGAGGTTGCAGTTTAATATTGGTACTGGCACACAACCCATCGTGATGGATATTCCTGATGATGGCATCCTATTCACCACCGATATTCACGTAACACTTCCTACATCGGCAAAGATTACTATATTTTTACAGGTTGTGTAATGGCTACCAAGAAAAAGGGCGTTAACCTGTCCGTAGGTCGTGGTGAGAAACTACCTGTATCGCAGGGTGCTGGGTTGACCGCTAAAGGTCGTGCTAAGTACAATGCAGCAACAGGCTCAAATTTAAAAGCTCCACAGCCTGAAGGTGGTAAACGCAAGGATTCTTTTTGTGCACGTATGTCTGGTATGCCCGGGCCTATGAAGGACGAGAAGGGTAAACCAACACGTAAAGCAGCAGCACTCGCAAGGTGGAAATGCTAATGGCTACAAAAACAAATAGGAGTTTTAAATGGCACGTTTTCTAAGAAACAAAAACGATGGTTTTATCTACGACTACACAGAACTGTTGGCTGAGAACCCATTGGTTGAGGAAGTAACTGAGGAAGAAGCGTTTCCTGAGAAGTTCATTCCAAAGAAACAGACTGGTCGTAAGACAGGCTTAAAGCTAGAAACTCCTGAGGAAGAAATCCCAGTTGAGCCTCCTGTTGAAAACCATGAACTCAACGCTGATG